CATATATATAATATGGTATTAAAAGATATTTTAGTATCAATAATTTGCAAAGCAGGAAAAATTACACCGGTGATGGATTGGACAACATTTGCAGAAACAATTGTACCGAAGTAATTTTATTTTTTGTCGAAAAAAGACAACATACTATTTAAAAGATTTGATTGCCATTATTTTTGGACTTGTTAAAGCACCAAATAAAATCAATCATATATGGCATCAAATGCAGTTGGATCAGAAAGAATATCCGCAGTTGTAGGATATAAAATTACAAAAGGAAATTTTTCAGAAAGCACACCAAACTTGCCACAAGCAATTGAGATATTTGCGGAGGCAAACACAGCAAATCAATCCGGCATTGACTTTGCGACTGATAGATATGAAATGACTACACTACAAAAAGTTGGTGAAAAATATGGTTATGGTTCCCCGATTTATTTAATATGTAGAATATTGCGGCCAAATGGAGGCGTTGGAGTTGGTGGCATTCCTGTATTTATTAATCCACAGGCAGAAGCAATTGGAGCAACAGCAAAGATTGTTGAAATTGCAGCAACCGGAACAGCAACCGGATCCGGAACGCACTATGTTAAAATTGCCGGGCGTGATGTGCTTGATGGTGCAAGCTATGCAATTACAGTAAACGAAGGCGATACCACAGATGATATTGCAGCAAAAATTGAGGATGCAGTAAATGGTGTATTGGGTAGTCCAATGACAGCATCAGCAGATCCTTATGTGTGTGAACTTACATCAAAGTGGAAAGGCGCAACAGCCAACACCATTCAAGTTGAAGTTGACACAGATGGCAATGATTTGGGATTGTCTTATTCAATTTCAGTTACACAAGCCGGAGCAGGCGTTCCATCAGTAACAGCAGGACTGAACAAAATTGGTGACAATTGGATGACAATTGGGATTAATTCTTATGGAACAAACACGTCAATTTGTAATCAATTTCAAACCTGGAATGGAATCCCGGATCCGACAAATCCATCCGGCAGATATGCAGGCATAATTATGAAACCAATGGTAGTATTTACCGGGTCAGTGGCCGATGAAGACACAGCATTTACAGATGCAAGATTGAATGATGTTACAATTGCTATTTGCCCTGCACCACTATCTAAAGGATTGCCATTTGAGGCAGCAGCAAACATGGCAGTATTGCAAGCAAGAATTGCCCAGGACACACCAAACCTTGATGTTGGAGATCAAATGTACCCGGATATGCCTACACCAAAAACAATTGGCACCATGGCAGAATATAACAATAGAGATTTGTATGTAAAAAAAGGAAATTCAACCGTACAATTGAGCGGTGGAAGATATAAGGTTGTTGATTTTGTTACTACTTATCACCCGGTTGGAGAAACGCCACCACAATTCAGATATGTGCGAAATTTGATGTTGGATTTCAATGTTAGATTTGGATATTATTTATTAGAGCAAATCAATGTTGTTGGACATTCAATAAGCAATGATGATGATGTTGTTGCAGCAACAAAAATTGTAAAACCAAAAATGTGGAAAGGAATATTGTCTAAATATTTTATTTCATTAGTATCAAGAGCATTGATTGTTGATGAAGGATTTAGCACAGATAGTTTGGTTGTATCAATTAGCACTACAAATCCGGATAGATTTGAAACATTTTTTAGATATAAAAGGACCGGTGTTGTAAGAATTGCAAGCACAACAGCTGAAGCAGGTTTTAATTTTGGATCAATTTAATAAACAATAAAAAAAAATAGTTATGCCAACAGGTGGAGATATTTTAGAAATTACATTTAATCACCCAACAATTGGAAGTGGAGTGTTATATCCAAAAGCAGGTGAAGATAACACATTTGATTTGGGGGGATTCAATTCATCCGATGATGCAAACATGATTGATGGCGGTGGGAATATGATTGACCAATTAAACAGAAAACGATGGAAAGTAACAGTGTTGATTGTAAATGATATGAACTCCAAGTTGGATTTGGAGAAAGTAGAAAGTATGGCATCATCACCATTGTTAGCAGATTGGACATTTTCACACATCAATGGAACAGTATATGTTGCAACCGGAAAACCGGTTGGTGACAAAGAATTAAATGTAAATCAATCAACATTTAGTTTGACAGTAGCCGGCGGCGGCAAATTGAAAAAACAATAATTTTTTTTAACATTCATAATCACCCACACACATGAATAAACTCACCGAACAAGTTGCGGAGCAAGAAATTAAAAGATGGTTAAATGCTCGCAAAACATCAGACAAAAAAATTGAATCAATGGAATCTGCCATTAAAGAAATGACAAATTTTATAATGGAGGGAAAATTAATTGTAAATGATGATGATACATTAAAACAAGTATTGGATTTCCCAATTGGCGATGAAGCAATCATAACAGAATTAAAATTTAAGAATAGAATTTCAGTTGGTGACATCCAAAAACGAATGACCGGGAACAATGTCAAATCGGGTGACATTGATGGAAGATTAATGGTATATGCAAGTGCATTGACAAGTCAATCATTTGCGACAATAGCAAAGATGGATTCAAGTGATTACACCATTACAAGCACTGTTGCGAGTTTTTTCTTTTAGCGCCCGTTACATTGGATGCAGCAATTAAAACAATTGTGCGACAATATAATTGGGATCCGTTTAAAATAAAAAAATTAAAAGTTGATGACATTGATTTTTATGGAATATATTATTGGTACCAGGATTGTTATGATTACATTAATGAAATAAAAAACAAACAGTAAAAACCCGGCAATAAATGTTGGGTTTTTTTATATACGCAAATGAGTACATTTACCATACCAACAGTATTTAAGGCAGTCGATAATTTATCGGGGCCATTGCAGCGTATGGGTAACAACATGAATAAATTTGAAAAATCCGCAAAAGGTATTTTTGGAAATATATCGGATATTCAAAAAGAGTTATTTTCATTTGCAGCCAAGGCAGCAGTAATTGCCGGAGTATCAGATATGTTTCGTTTTGGTGTTCAATCCATCATGGATTATGAAACATCGCTCGCATCATTGGAAGCAGTCACCGGACAATCAGCATCAGTATTTAAAAATCAAATTGAAGCAATTGCTACAAATAGCAGAAAAAGTGCAATTGATGTTGCAAAGAGTTTTGAAGTTGTTGGATCTGCAATGTCAGAATATTTGGATAATCCGGAAGCATTAGGCAAAATTACAGAGGCCGGAATAACATTATCCAAAGCATCAAGGATGGAATTGGAGCCATCATTGCAAGCATTAACATCAGTAATGAATCAATTTGGGTTGTCGGCTGAAATGGCAAATGATACGATAAATAGATTGACAGCAGGGGAAATTGTGGGCAGTGTGTCAAGTGCAAAAATTAGCAGTTCATTACAAGAATTTGGAGCAGTAGCATCAGCAAATAATGTGTCATTATCAGAATCTGTTGCATTATTGGAAGTGTTAGGTAAAAAATTACCAGCAGAAAAATTAGGTACAGCATCAAGAAATATGATAACCTTTATGGGGTCAATAAAAGGGATGCCCAAATCAGCATTAAAAGTATTAGAAGAACACAATGTAAATTTAGATCTGGTATCAGACAACACAAAAAGTTATGCAGAACGATTGCGTGAATTATCAAAAATTCAAGGGGATGCAGTTGCGATGGAAACATTTTTTGGAAGAGAAAATATTGCTGCAGGTACAACCATATTTCAACAATTAGGATTATATGAAGAATGGGTAAAAAAAATTAGTGAAACAAATGAAGCGCAAAAGCAAGCCGCAGTAAATAGCAATACGTTATCAAATGCAATGCAGGAAGTAAAAAATTCATTTGTCAATGCAATAGTTTCCGGAGATAAATTATCACCAATGATGGAATTGTTAAAGTCAATTGCATTTGCATTGGCAAAAAACATGGACACAGTTATTGCAGTAGTTATGGGAGTTGTTGGTGCATTTGTTGCATGGAAAGCAGTTATGATGGCAGTGAATGGCGTCATGATGTTAAACGAAGCATTTTTAAGTGGGAAATTTTTAGTTGCAATGATAAGGCAAGTTGCATTGACAAATGGAACTACATTTGCAACAGCGGCATTGGCAGTTGCTCAATCATCATTAAATGCAGCAATGTTGGCAAATCCAATTGGTGTTGTTGTTGCAGGATTAGTAGCATTGGGCGCAGCTACTTATGCAGTGTATAAAATCTTTAGTAAAGGTACAGCCCAGGAGCAAGCGGCATTAGCATTAAAAGAAAAAGTATTGGAAAATACTGTTGAGCAAAGAACAGAAGCAATGGTGTTGTTTCAAACATTAAAAAAAGCAGAAGAAGGATCAAAGCTATACAATGAAACATTAGCTAAATTAGAGCAATTACAGCCAGGAATAATTGAGAAGTATGGATTGCAAGTCAAATCAATTGAGGCAATTAATAGAGCGGAAAAAGATTTAATTGGTACAATAATGAAAAGGGCAGAATTGCAAGCGAGTAAAGAGATCACAAAAGAAAGTGCAAGAGAATTATTAGACGCAAAAACAAATGCAAAGCAATACGAAACCGGATTTAAAAGATTTTTAATTGTTTCAAAATATTTTGCCGATAAAAATTTGCAGGAAGCGCAAGCAAAATTTGAAGCATCAGTTGCGCAAGAAGCAGCATTAAATAAAGAGGCAGAAACAAAAAATACAATGAATGGCAGTATTGATTTAACAGTCAATGATCCAAACAATAGGACAAAAGTAGAGGCATCACCAGGCATTGAAGTAAAAAAACCACAAACATCATCAACAATAGGAGATAATTAAAATGGCACAAACATACGCGCAAATATATTCAGATGTTAAATCAGATTTAGAGGCTCAAATGCAGGCCAATATTCCAATAATAGGAAAAGCAATGTTGCGTGTTTTTGCTGCAGTGCAAGCCGGGAAATTATGGTTGTTTTATTTAGCATTGGCAGGGGTGCAAAAAAATATTTTTGTTGATTTAGCAGATCCACAATCAATGGGTGGAACATTAGAACGATTTGGAAGGGTTAAATTAAATCGTGATCCATTCCCGGCAACAGCCGGATATTATATTGCAGAAGTAACTGGAGAAATTGGTGGCATCATCCCTGCGCGGCAAACATTTAAAAGCAATGATGACAGTACAAGTCCGGGCAAATTATTTATTTTAGATACTCAATATACAATGATAGCCACAACGGGCACAATTACATTGAGGGCATTGGAGGCCGGATTGGATGCAAAACTTGTTGTGGGTGACAAGCTAACATCAACGGCCCCGATCGCCCTTGTAAATAGTGGAGCAGAAATTGACACAGTATTGACAGAGCCAAAAGCTGCAGAAGATATTGAAGAATATCGCGCAGCAACAATACTTGCATATCAATTGGAAGCGCAGGGAGGCGCGCCGGGGGATTATTCATTATGGGCAGCAGATGCCCAAGGGCAAAAAGCAGTTTATCCATACGCGACAAATGGCCAAACCGGTGAGATTGATTTATATGTTGAAGCAACAGTTGCAGATTCTATTGATGGCAATGGAACACCTTCTGCGCAATTATTATTGGATGTTCAAAGTGTAGTTGAATTGGATCCCGATGTGACCAAACCAATTTATGAAAGAGGCCGAAAACCATTAAGCGCGTGGCAAATAAATTATTTACCAATTGTAACAATACCAATTAAAATTGACATTACCGGATATATTGGATTAACAACAGCAATTGAAACATTAATTGAAAATGCAATCAAAGATGCACTATCAACAACGCGCCCATTTATAAGTGGGCGTGATGTATTGGCAGATAAAAATGATACTATATCAACGAACAAAATCATTTTTATTATTCAAACAGCAGTGCCGCAGAGTGTATTTACAAGTGTTGATTTATATGTAAATAATAATCCTGTAAATAGTTATCAATTTACCGGAGGGAATATTCCATACCTTGATGAAATAAATTATATTTAAATGAGTAGTATTTTATTGATTGATAAAATTATTGCGCTCACAAAACAATTATATCCCAAGGGCCGGGCATTTAAAATATTCCGCGATGGTTGGTTTTATAGATTGCATAAAGGATTGGCAATAAGCGAAGCAAAAGCATACAACGATGCAGTGTCAATATTAAATGCAATATTGCCCGACAATTCAAATTTTACAGCAGATGATGCAACGGATTGGGAGCGCAGATTGGGATTGATTAATGGCACCGGAGTTGATTTGGAAGATCGCAAATTGGCGATTCAAAGAAAAATGAATCATCCCGGAGTTATGAAACCAAGGGAAAATTATTTAAATTTACAGCATCAATTACAGTCTGCAGGATTTGATGTTTATGTTCATTTAAATAGATTTTATGATGGCAGCAATTGGGTTACAAAAACACCGGAAGAATCAATAATAAATGTTGGTTTTGGTGAGCATGGCGATTTATTTGAAATGGGAGAATATGAGCATGGCGATAATTACATTTATTATAATAATTTGTTTGTGTTTGCAGAGCATGGGGATGAATTTCAGCATGGTAGTTTTGAGCATGGAGAATGGATATTTAATAATAAAATTGTAAACTATATTGATGAATACCCAGATAAATTTTTCAATATTGGTGCAAGCATGAAAGCTACATTTTATATTGGTGGTGAGATATTTGGTACATTGGCAGATGTTCCGTTGGTACGAAAAAATGAATTTAGGCAGTTGATATTGAAACTTAAAGAAGTGAACACAGTTGGATATTTATTAATAAATTATACTTAAAAAATTATGGCAATTAAATTAACAGACAAACCAAACACAGAAGCAGCCACCGGTGATTATCCATTTGGCAACGTAAGAGATAAGACAAGCACATTGGCCGGCACGCCGGTGAATAAAGAGGTGTATGCAGATTTTCATCAATTTTTTGAAAAATTAATGAATTATGCAGGCGTTACACACAATGGATTGCCCGATAATGATTACAGCGGATGGCAATTAATGGAAGCATTAATGGCATTAATGGGAGGCGTAAAAACAAAGATTGTAAACATTGGACAATGGAATATGTATGCAACAGGAGGCGGAACAGGTACCGTTACCAAAAACGTAAATCATGGATTGGCAGATCACACAAAAATTAGACAATTGGATGCAATTATTATTGGTGATGATGGTTTATTATATCCAATATTGCAATTGACATCCGGAGCAAATGCAGGTGCGCGTGTAGCATTTGCGGATGCAACAAAATGTGCAATTAATATTGAACAAAATGGATTGTTTGATACGACAAATTTTGACAGCTCAATTGCAAATAGAGGGTATTTAATTATCAGATATGTTGATGATTTATAAAAATGGCACAATTATTTAGTATTGATACAGCGGCATCCAAGGAATTTGCAATTAAATTGCAAAGCATGAAACGATCAGCGTTCCCAAATGCCGTTCGCGAAACATTAAGTAAATCAGCATTAAACGTAAAACAAAAGACAATGCCGGTAAGTGCAAAAAATGCATTTACCGAAAGATCGAGAAATTTTTTTAAAGCAAATAGTAAAGTTGATTTTGCCAAGGGATATGATATTAAAACCATGAAAGCAACAGTTGGTTTTATTTCTGAAAAATTAAAAGGTGGGAGCAATTTTGCGGTTAAAGATTTGGAGCAGCAAGAAGAAGGAGGCAAAA